TGGTATTAGCAATGTTATCATTCAGTCTGGTCCTACCCCTAACGGTGGTAACTATAATTATGTTGTATCCGCACCTAATGCTGCATCCACTACCCTGACTTTGGATCCAGTACTGTACCGGTACACCACAAACATTTCCCAGACTGTTGGTACTGCTGATGATTTCATCGATCTGACTAGAGCTATTGTTACTCAAAAAGTTGAGACACAAACCAACCCGGACGTTGCGATTGCTTACAACACTTTGATGGAAGTGTCACGTGAAGTACAGGCTGAAGGATGGTCTTTCAATAAAGAATACGATCTACCTATTACTCCCAATGCGAATGATGAAGTAGTTATTCCTGAGGATACGCTTCAAATGGATCTCAGCAGGAATTACTATCAAAACCTAGATCGGGATGCTGTTAACCGTGGAGGTAAACTCTATGACAGAACCAACCACACCTACAAGTGGACTGATGAAACGCTGTATGTCGATGTTCTAAAAGAGCTTCCGTTTGACGATATCCCAACTCCTATTCGGTCATTCATTATAGCCCGTGCTGCTGCTATTGTCTCCAGTCGTATTATTGGTGACCCTAACCAGTACCAAATGCTCCAACAAAAAGAAGCGTTTGCACGTGCTATGGCATTAGAATACGATTGTAACCAAGGGGATCAAACTTTCTTCGGCAGTCCACAGGGTCATAATTTCTATCAAAGCTATCAACCTTATCACGCACTGTACCGATAATGCCAGCTGTAACTCAACTCACACCTAACTTTCTTGGTGGTGTCTCTAAACAAAATGATGATAAGAAATTAGACGGACAACTTACTGAGTGTATTAACGGCTACCCTGATCCTACATTCGGTCTTCTGAAGCGTCCTGGTTTACAGTTCACCAGCGTACTCAAGAAAGCAAATGGTACAGCCTTTACTGGGTCTGAGTTAGCTGGTTCTACTTGGTTTTTTATTGATCGTGGTGACGCAGGTTCGTACATTGGTGCTATTAAAGGGACAAACATTTATGTATGGACTGCTGCTAATGGAACTTGGTGTACTGTTACCAACACAGGTACAAGCTATCTGACTGGAACTTCACCGACTGATTACCATTTCCGTAGTATTCAAGATACAACTATTGTCACAAACAGGACTGTTACTACTGCTATGCAAGCAGCTGGTACATACGTTCCAAACTCAGTAGCTACCTTAAGGCTGCTTACCCTTGTGAGCACTTATAAATATACAGTAACTATTCAAGGGATTGCTACTACTGTTGAGGCTCAAAACACCACAACGTTTGACGAAATGTTGCTGTTTGATGCAGGTAACATCAACACTAACCATAACCTTGTTGACGCCATTCGTGCTACTATTTTAGCACAACAAGCAGCAGCTAACGCCAACTTTGATGGTACTTGGTGTCTTGAGGGCTATACTAACAGCCTTGTTATTAAGAGATTCTCTGGTACTAATCAAGTACTGACCGATTACCAAAACACTAACGGTACATTTACTGGTACACCTGTTGCTTTCACTATTGAAGCCAAAGGTGGACTTAATAACGACTCCTTGGAAGTGTTTGAAGATGAGGTTACTAATGTCTCTAAACTTCCTATTGAATCCTTCCACAACCATCATCTCACTATTCTAAATAGTAGTGCTGAGGCTGATGATTATTATGTCCGATTCAGGGCTTATAACGGTCAAAAAGGTAGGGGGTATTGGGAGGAGACTTTAGCTAGAGATACTTCCCCTGGATTTAATGCCTCTACGATGCCTCACATCTTAGAGAACACAGGTCCAACTACCTTTACGTTCAAACCTATTACATGGGCTGCTCGTGCTACTGGTGATAACGTCACTAGCCCTATTCCATCTTTTATTGGTTACCCTATAACATCAACGTTTTACTATAGTAATAGGTTTGGTGTACTTTCTGAGGATAACATTTTCTTTGGTACTGCCAACGAACCGTTTAATTTATTTGTTAAATCAGCGTTAACTCAGATCGACTCTGATCCTATTGACCTGAACGTATCAAGTGTTAGACCTGTTAAACTATCTGATGTTCTACCTTCTCCTCAAGGTTTGATGATCTTCAGTGAACGTCAACAGTTTCAAGTCTTCGCTTCAAGCGGTAATGTCCTTACTCCGTCTTCTGCTCTTATTCGATCCCTGTCAAACTATGAGATGGATCCAAACATTGAACCAGTAGATGTAGGTACAACAGCAGCTTTTGTTAGCAGAGTCTCTGGATACAGCAAGTTGTTCACGCTTCAACTGCAAGACATTGAACAGAACCCTATTGTTGTAGATATTAGTAAAGCGGTACTTGAGTGGATCCCTGATACTGTTGACAGCCTTACTGTTAGCCCACAGAACTCAGTTATTGCTTTGATCGATAGTGGCTCATCTTACATCTACTTGTTTAGGTATTACAACAATGGTGAGAAAGATCTTTTCCAAGCGTGGACTAAATGGCAGCTACCTGGTACGATCCAATCTGCTAAAATCCTAAATGATGCTATTGTTGTAATCTCTAAGCATCAGGATGAGTACACCCTTGGTAGGATTACGCTTGATGAGATCCCCTCAGGAGACGTTGTAGCGAACGTTAGCAGCATTGTCGGTAATCCATGCCTAGATATGTTTACAAGGCCCGTATCGCCTGCTGTAGGGGTCAATCCGGTAGTCTATGATTCTGCATTAGATCGTACTAAGATCTACGTACCTTACACACCTTTTGCTAACCGTCCAGCAGCAATGCTGTTGAGTGTACCAGCTGCTGATCTTGGTATCACTGATGCTGAGCTTGAAGCTGGTGCTGGTTACTGGGCAGAAGTGGTTGAACGTACAGAACCTGGTACTGGATACCATTACTTTGAAGTTAAAGGTAATTTCACCGATTACGCTGACGGTATCGTTGTTGGGTATAACTATACTCTTGATGTTACGCTCCCTAAGTTTTACTTTAGGCGTAACGAAACGACTACTGATTTCACTGCTACGTTGACAGTTTCACGAGTTAAATTCTCAGTCGGTCGTACAGGTGCCGTAACCTTTAAACTTAAAGCAGCTGGATCTAAAGAATGGGTTGATGTTCAACATACAGCAGATGCTGACTATTACCAAGCTGATAGTAACCCCGTTCAACCTGAACAACGCTTTATTGTCCCCATCCATCAACGTAATACTAATTTTGAATTTAAAGTGACAAGTAACTTACCTTATCCTGTATCGTTGGTGTCAATGATGTGGGAAGGAAATTATTCACCTCGTTTGTATAGGAGGGCTTAATGAAGGATAATCTTCTAAAAGAGCAGCTAGCTGCGTCTGGTTTGGAGATGCAGATTGCAACAGTTTTTGCTGGTGTGGGAGCGGCCACAGGTCTTTTTAGTGGTATCTTTGGGGCCAGCTCTGCCTCTAAGCAAAACGCTAAAGCTCGTGCAGCAGAGAAGAAGCAAAACAAGCTCCTCAAGGAATCCGCTAAGCTTCAAAACGAATACAACGCTAAGAAGTTTAAGGTTGAGCAAGAGAACTACCGTAAACAAGCTCAGTATAACTTCGAGACGGCTGTTCAATCTTGGCAATATCAGACAACGATCCGAGCCCTTGAAGAGAAGGTAGATGCCCAGAAGTATCTGATGAACGTTCAGAACTCTCAAAGGCAGTTAACCTTTAATGAGATTGCAGAACAACAAGCTAAGTCCCGAGAGCAGTTGGCGCTTAACGATGCCATGTCTGAGTATCGTTTTCAAGCACAAGATCAGCTTGTAGCTCAACTGCAGTCCGCTGGACAAGCTAGGCTTGGACAAGCTGGTGGAGCTTTAAACAAACGTGTTCAAGCCGCTGGAGCACAGATTGGACGTGATCTTGCCGTTATGTCTGCTAGCCTTACTGGTGAGATTGCAGCTTCTAATCTGAGGATGTTTGACATTAGTATGGGTAAGTACACTGCTGATGCTGCTGTTGAAGCAGCCCGTATGTTGCGTCCTGATAGACTGCCTGATATCCCTGCTCCTACTATGCCACCTGAACCAACTTGGCTTGAGCCTATGAAGATCAAACCTGGTATGGCTGCACCTGCTCAAACTCAAAGTGTCTTTGCACCTCTTGTACAAGGCATTGGTGCTGCTGCTGGTAGCCTTGCTAAGATTGATTGGAACCCAACTGCAACTGCTCAAAATGAAACAATGAGATTGCTGTCAACCAGTCCCAGTAGTTTTGCTAAATTCGGACAAGGATAATCGCTATGGCACAATTTAGACGATCAATTCAACCGACTGGGTTTCGTCCTGAGCAGGTATCTGAGAAGAACGTTAGTCAACTGCAGGCGTACTCAGATCGAATTACTAATGCTTTAAGGGAAGAGCGTGACGCGGTTATCACTAATCGTAATCGTATTGCTGATACTCTTGAAAAGAATGCACGGATTGAAGAAAGTCAACTCGCAAGAGATACTGACATTCAAGACAAAAACATTCAAACTAAAATCCGTGAACAAGATCTACTAGCTCAACAAGCTCGTCAAGACTTTGAGACTAAAACTCAAGCAAGTAGAGAGATCTTTGGCACCCTGTCTACGCTTAGCACATCAGCTGCCCTTAAGCTTCAAGAGATTGAAGTAGAACGGTTTAAGAATCAAGCTGTTCAAGATTACGCTGAAGTGATGACTCTTGGTGATAATTCACCAAAGGTTAAAGCTACTGAAGCTATTGCCAAAGAAGCTCAGGTTGAGCAAGTAAAAGCTTACACAGAAATTGCTAAAGCTGAAGCTGCAGGTACTCCTCCTGTTGTAGCTGATAGACTTAGCAAGAATATCAATGAACTTAGTTTTGGCGCTAAGATTGCTAGACTACATCAACTTAAACAGAAGTTTGATCCATACCTGAACGAACAGTTCATGGATGGTACCCGTGTGTACACCGATGAAGCTGGTAATACCTTTACAGGTCAGCAAGCAGCACGTGATGGTAAGCGAGCTGGTATTGTAGCTGCTGCTGCCTTGAAGGAGTTCATGGATGTAAACGGTGTTACTGGGATGAATGCCGGTTTCCTTTGGAAAAGCGGTTTTCTACCGGGGCTCTTGTCCTCTAACCAAAGCATCATGAACACTGCCGAAAAGGCAGAACGTGAGGACTATAAGGCAAAGTTTACTACTGACTTAGAGTTTCAACTTGGTAACCTTTCTGGGGCTCCCGATGGTGCAGCTGCTGCAGGTAAATCGATTATCGAAAGTAACTGGCCTGAGTTGGTCCGTTTGTATGGCTTTCAAGGTGGCTTGGATGTACTACAAAAGATCTACTCTACAACGGATTCTAAAGGCGAACCTATTAATGATTTGAGCGCACTGTCCACTGCAACTCTTGGTCCCAACGGTCAAACGTTTGGTGAGTATTGGGGTAAGAACCGGATGCTAGCCATTCAGAAGACTTTGAAAGAAGCTAAGAGTGCTGCATTCCAAGCTGAACAAGCTGAGAAGCAAGCTAATGCTATTCAAGCTTATGAAGCTATTCAAGCTGATTTGGTTAAACAGTTAGAGGCAGCTAACGCACAGGAAGACGAAAGTATTATTGAAACCGCTAGGAAGGAGATCTTCGATAAATTCGGATACATCCCTCCAGCGTTGGAGACCCGTGCACGTCTTGTTCAACAGCAGAACACCAGAGAGGCACAAGAGCAAGCTAACATAGTTCTTGAAAAGATTCGTACTGGACAAGCTACTCAAGGCGATGTAATGTCTATTGCAGACCCTGAGCTTCGCGCTAAGGTTCAAGAGCAGTTCCAAAAGACTGTCTTTGATAATAACTACGGTCCTAACTACAAGGATAACCTGAAGATGGCTGAAGCTGCTGCTAAGCAAATCATGGGTGATTCTTTGGAAGGCACTGGTGGTCTTGAGGCAAAACGTCTGGCACAAGTGATTAGCAAGAACTTCGCTAACGATTACCGAGAAGGTCTAAGGCTGTATAAAGACCCAGCTCGTGCAGAAGAGTATGCTCTCGATAGGATGCAGCGTGATAAAGAAGCTGCTATGTTGAACCAAGACAAGAACGCTCGTTACTACAGTGTTGTTGGTCCTAACAATCAGAAGGTGTTTAAGAATGTCCGCTCCCTTCAGGCGCGTACCGCTGCTCAACAGAATGCAGCTCTTGATACCCTTAGGCAGACACTCAAAACTACTGGTACACGAGCCCTACAATCTCCTGGTATTCTTGGTAACGAGATTGAACTCCGTACCTTGTCTGAAGCTAATGCTACGGGACAAGTGTTGAAGTTTACACCTCAAATGAAAGAGGCTGCTAAGATTCTTGGTATCTCTGAGCTTGAGGCAGCTAACGAAGCTATCAATGCTTACAACCGCACTAACGCTGTTAAGATTGCTCCCCTTAGACTTGATGCTAGCCTTCGTGCTGTAAACAATGCACGTCCTCAAACACGTAAACTGTTTACGGATAACCCCACTGTTCAACGTATCCTTCGCGGTGCAGCTGAGATTGAGCAAACTTCGTTGAGGGATCCTAATAATATACGTGGATCCTTTAGGGGTGATGCGCCTGGAGTACAAGGTGTTCTAGGTATGATTCGTTCCGGTGAAGGAAGTTATACCTCTATGTTCCCAAGTGAGAGTTACCCTCAACTAACGAACATGTCTATTTCTGAGGTAGTTAAATTCCAAAAACAAAAACTACGTGATGGTCGAGCATCTGCTGCAGTAGGGGCGTATCAATTCTTAAACCCTGAAAGAGCGGCTAAACTTGCTGGTCTACCAATGACTGCTAAGTTCACACCTGAAAACCAGGATAAGATGGCTATTGCCTACATGATTGAAGGTACTAAGCGTCCTAAACTTGCTGCTTACCTTACTGGTAAATCTAATGATTTGAATGCTGCACACCTTGATATTGCTCAAGAATGGGCTGCACTAGAGGGTCCAGGTGGACGTGGAATGTACAATGACGGTGTTAATAAAGCAAGCATCTCTGCTGAAAGAGTACGTGCGGCATTGATCCGAGCACGTAAACAACTATCTGGTAAGTAACCATTAAAACAAAAACATGAGTAATCTAAGCTTTGGAGATCTTGAAGCGGATTATGTTCTAACTGAAGAGGAGAAGGCACGTCTTAATTCTGAGGACTCTTTGCAAGAGATTCAACAGAACATTGATGCTGCTCAACAGGAGCAAATGCTGCGTGACGCTGAGCTACAAGCTATGCGTGAAGCGGCAGAGACTCCTGCTCCTCCTCAAATGGAACAGGCTCCTACGGGAGAGGCACAACCGCAACAACAAGCTCCTGCACCTTCTAAGGAAAGTGCTCCTACTGGTACCTTTGATCCAACTAAAGATTATTCCTACTATGCTGCTCAAGGCATGAGCCGTGAGGAGTGGAATCGGCGTCAACTTGGTACTGGTGTCGGTGGAGAATTGGAGACATTTGCCACTGATCCTCGTGGATCTTTTGAGATGGCTACGGCTATCCCAACTGGTTTTCTGGATTTTGGTGCTGATCTTATCAATAAGTTCTTACCTAAAAGCCTCATCCAAGTACCTAAGGTAACTAAGTACGAAAACAAAGTAGCCCAAACAGTACGTGATATATCGGCTGTTGTAGGCCCCACCATTCTCCTTCAAAAGGTTGGTATGGCTGGTGGTGCTGCTGCTCAATCACGAGTGGGCTGGAGCCTTGGTAACACCGCTTTCATGAAGTTCCTGGGGGCTCGTGGTGTTGAAGCAGGCGCAGCTGTAGCTGTTGGTTCTGTCAGTGATCAGTATGAAACTGGTGACAACTTGATGGGTTCCATTAAGAAGTCACTTCCTGCCCAATGGGATTTTATTCCTGATAACTGGGCAACACTTGATAGCGATAGTCCTGACATTAAACGTCAAAAAAGTATCAACGAAGATCTTGGTCTTGGTTTCCTTATTCCATTTGTCAGCTTTGCCCGTAAGTTTGGTTCTGCTATTGGTGAAGTAAAAGAAGTCTTTAACCCTAAGGTTGTTGGTTTTACCGATAAAGCTAAGAGTTGGGTTGCTGAGGCAACTCCTGTTGCTGATGAAACTGATGAACTTACTCGCTACGCGCTAAACCAGGAAGACAGTCTAGACGAACTTGGTGCGTATAACCTTTCCAATAATCCCAACATGGATGTAGCACTCAAAGGTGTGCACGATCTTTATGATTGGAATGAGTTAGGTATTCGTACAGTTGATGACTTTGGTATTGTTGGTGCTAGTCTTGACGCTGTAAGGATTGCTAAGAACTACGACACTGTTTACGGTCGGCTTGGTTCTGTTATCAGTCCCCCTGCTACTAAGTACGCTGTAACTAATCCAACTGCTGCTGAAGAGATTACCCTTGGTCTTGCTCGTCAACTGAAAGATGCTGATGAGTACGGTATGGAAGCTGCTAATTGGAGCATCAAGTTTGATGATGTTGTCAAACAAGGTGAGAACCTGGCAGTAGAGTTGTTTGACCCTTCTATGAGTGTTAAAGAGCTTCGTGAAGTTCTTGAACCATTCATTGTTAAAACTAAAGAAGGTGCTGAGTACGTAGCCGAAGAAGGTTATTCCCGTCTCTTCCGTGCTATGGGAGTGATGAATGAAGGGCTGTCTGATATGGACATTGCCCGTACTCAAGGTTACCTTGCTACATCTCTTGCTGGACAAGTATCTGACATTGCAGAAGGTGTACGTATTAACAGTGGATCAGTCTCAGTTGAAGGCGCTCAGGAGCGTATCAAAGAGAACCTGATGTTCCTGATGAAGCTTCAAGGTGTTACTCGTTACTACGCCAATCAAAAGCGTGGTACTAAGAACATCTTCCAAAAGATGCTTTCTCGTGGTAAGAATCCTGATCCAATCCTGACTTCGGATGAGGATGTTGCACGTATTATTGACTCTGTTCAAAATGAAGTGAATGTGTTTGGTAAGAACCTTGATTTTCTTCGGAACACTTCACCTAAGACTGCTGAAGCTCTGATGGAGCTGTATGAACTGTCTGACGGTAAAATCAACAGCATCTTTAAGCTAAACGAGGATATTCAAAACACCTTTACTCGTTGGCGTCCGTTGATTGATAACGAACCTGATGCACCAAACATTCTTGCTCAGGCAGTGCGTGCTAACTACTACAACTCTATGTTGTCGTCGTTTGGTACTGGTGCTAAGGCTTTGTTTGGTAACCTTGGTGGTATCATTGCTGAGCCTGTCTCTTACTTTGCAGGTGCTGTAGCTCGTGGTGATTTGGAGTCTATTCAACGTGGTTGGATGGCTTACAGTGCTATTTGGGATACTCAAAAGAAGGCGCTACCTTACGCTGGTCAGTTGTTCATGAAGGCATCCCAAAATCCCAACTCTGTTGTGGATGCTACACGTCGTGATTACATCTTCCAAGTAGAAGAGAAGATCAACGCTTACCGTAAGATTGCTCAAGAACAGGAAGCACAAGGTAATTATGGTCTTGGGTATTTGATCGATACCTATGAGAACATGATGCACATGGCTAATGACCCTGTGTTCCGGCTCATTCCTAACACCTTTACTGGTTTTGACGGTTGGACGAACGCTACCTTGGCTAACGCTCATGCTCGATTCCGTGCTATGAGTGAGCTGAAGCGTCTTGGTAAAGATGCTAAACCATCTGAAATTAAGAAGCTTGCTGACGCTGAGTACGATAGCATGTTTGGTACTGATGGTCTCATTGTAGATGAAGCTGTTAAGTATAACACAGCTGAGATTGCTTTGAACCTTGATACCAGCATGGCTAAAAGCTTGGATAAGTTTCTGAAGAGTGTGCCTGCAGCTCGTATG